CTCGTCCGTTTCCAGAGCAAAAGTCTGGAGGTCATAAAATCAAGGCTGAGTGCGGAAGCATCAGCAAACAAGTCTATTGCGCCCTGCACTACGCTGTTGATAGAAACCATGTCAACATACGTTGTAATAACGGCATGGTCTCCTATCATGTAAAGTGATGCACTCACACGAACAGCAGAAATGCCCCGTGCTGTTCCGGCAGCAGATTCAGTGATAAGCCTTCCGTATGAAACTGGAGTCCATCTGTGCCAGTAAACGCTCTGTCCTTCATTTTTCGGGAGTGCTTTCTTCTCACCGAACTGATGGAACATAAGTTGAGGTTTCATCCTCTCAAGCATAGTCTTCTCGTAGTAAACGGGAATGAGATATGCCAATTTGTTACTTGCCGAAGTCAATGTAGCCATTGTAATTTTCTCCTATGTAAGACGGCTACCACCCTGGGTTCTTGACAAAGGTTAGCCCCAATGCTTTCGCCAGTTGGTCGCTCGTCATGTTTGCAAGGTCTTTTTCAGAGAGGTTCGTGCTTCCAGCTACAGCAGCCTTCTTACTTCCTGAAGGTATCTGCGCCTTCTGCTTCAGGGCTTGCTTTTTAGCCCCTTCCTCGATGCCTTTCTGCTTTGAATCAAAGAACCGAGACTGGAAGAAATCACCTTGTGCGAGTTTCAAGGCTACATTCGGGGCGTGACCTTCTGAACGATAATCCTGGTAGTCTTCTTTGATTGCATCCCACATGGGGATGTTAGCCGAAAACTCCTTTTCTATCGCCCTGTCTACCTTGCGCTGTTGCTGACGATCCCTATCTGTGGAATCAATAATAGTCTTGGTGAACTGCATCAGTGTCTTAACTGGTGACTTCTGTAACTCCGAGACAAATTCCTCGTCAATCTTCGCAAAGTCTACTGGCTCATCGCTCCCCTTAGTCCTGAACTGGTCGTTTAACTCCCTGACCTTTTCCTCGTACCGATAACCTTTCTGAACATATTCCCTGATTTTTTCATCGGGAATGTCCACTTCCCTTCCCTTGTACTTGATTCGCAATGGAGTTTCAGTCTTCGTTTCGGCTTCGGAGATCTGTTGCGTTTCTTCTGTCTGTTCAGAAGTTTCCGCAGATTGTTCCTCTACCGCTTCCTCTGTCTGTTCCTCCGTGGGGGCAAGTTCTTCCGTTGCTTCTTCCTGCCCACCGCCTTCTGCCAGTTGGTTCGTTTGCTCCATGATTTCCTTCATCACATCGTCTGAAGATGTCATAGTTGAGCTATCCGCCATGTGTCACCTCTATAATTGATTTTCTGGTACAAGTTTGTGTAACTCACTTGCCCATCGTTGCCGTTCTTCGGAAGACTTAATCAGCTTGTCCTTAATAGCCTTCAACGTCTGCCGTTTGCTTCGGACGCTCGCAAAAAAGTATTCCCTTGCCTGTGCGTCCATCTTGTAAATATCCGTCCTGTCCTCGTTATCCAGAGTTTCCTCTATTGCCGCATTCAGCCAGTTCAAAAAGAATTTGCCTGACGATGACTTGGAGAGGGTTTCCCACTGTTGCCATTCCTCTGCTATCCCCCGCGTTTCCTTGATTGTCTCGTCATCGGTCTTGATAATCTTCTTTCTTGCCATTATGCCAGGTTCCCCATATCGCCCATGAGCATAGGGTTCGGGCTTCCTTCGGGCATACGCATTTCCTTCTCACCCAATGCTGGTTGCTGTCCACCGCCCTGCATACCGCCCGTGAGCATCATCATCATTTGTTCCATCATCTGTTCCTGTGGGGTAGCAAATAACTGCTCCGTATCCCTGATACCAAAGTAGTCAAGAAGCCTGCCTAACCACTGGTCAGCCCGTGGTACGACAAACGGTAAAAATGCCTGGTTGCCGAATACGAGGGTCATGGCCTCGATAAGTTGTTTCCGTTCTATCTCCTTGGACATCTTGTACTGAGACACAGCCTTATAGGTGAAATTGCCCTGATAATCCTCAACGGAAGCGGACATATTCTTCCCTTCAGGCCAGTAATAGAAATTGCTTGGCGTGGTCATAAACATCTTTTTGTACTTCACAATGTCCTGAACCATATCTTCCACGGACACCATTGAGAGCAGGAGGTTATAGGTGTCTGCCCTGAGTTCTCCTGCCTGCCTCATGCCCATATACTCTGTTGCCGTTTCAGTCCCAGGAATACCCTGTCCTCTCATCTGAGGAAAAGCATTGGAATAGTTCTGAATATCGCCTTCTATGCGTGATTTGCGTTGCAGGGCTGCAGTAAGAATATTCCAGTCAACTTTCATTGGGACAACCCCGTTTACATCGTCTGTAAAGAGAATCCCACCGCTTTTCGCTACTATCGTTGACCGTTTTACGTCAGCCCCACGGGATACTATCCATTGAGGGTTGAGCATAAGGTTGACGGCATCGTTAAACTGGTTCTCATTCTCGTTTATCTCGTCAAATAGCCCCTTTCCTTCCTCTAAAATAGACATTCCGTAGAACTCGTCATCCAAGGGGATAGGGGTAATGGACTTAAACGGCAGAGAACCGAGGAAATTTTCTCCATCGTTGCGGATTACGTTAGAATCGTTGGTTATGACGATGAAATCACGGTAAGACCAGTAGCGAGTGACCTTGACAAGTTCAGAATATCGGTCATTTTCCTTGGAAGGTATGGTTTTGAACGCCCGAACCGTTTCTTCCTCGCTGGTATAGATAGAACCTTCGTGGATTTCTATGCGATTGATGTTTTTATACGAAGGATTGTTGGCATATTCCTTCAAAAGCCACTTAGGAACGTAATCTATGGCGATAATAAAAGCATCGGGGTCATCCATTTCGGTGATTGTCGGGTTTACCCATGTGTTAAACCAGTTCCGCACCTTGAAAATAGGCATTTCTCTGCCATTTACCGTTCCCCAAGGGTCAATTTCCAACCAACCGCAAGGATATTTGAACGCCTGCTTGTAGAGCTTGTATGCAAGGATAGGCCACTTTTGCAGATACAGGCACATATTCGCATCTTTCTCGACAATCTTGGCTTTCTGACGGCTCGCATCGTCTTCTTCCACCACTCTGACATAGGGAAGCATGGAGGCAAGCATCTGAATACACTTACCGAGGTAGGATTCCACGATAATGTAAGGCCACGGAAGGCAAATATTTGACAAATATGGATGAGAAGTCTCGTCAATATAGGCGCGATACAACTTCTCGTTCTCTATCGCCTGTTCTGCGTACTGCTCTCTCCCCCTGTCTGCCACGTTCCATCGTTCCTGAACCATAGCAACTGCCTGTTTGTCGGTCATATACCTGCTCTCCCGTAGAGTCTTGAACTTCTGCTCGCCCGTGGATGTGTGTAAGCTGCATCTGCCTGTTCTTCCCACACGGCATCGAGAAATTTGAAATTTGAATTATAGGCGTAAACATGGTTGATGCAGGTATCGTTACCCTCAACCTCCAACTGATCGCGGAGGGTTCCTTCGAGGTTCCCCTTGACGTATCTCTTAGCCCCCCATGTATCGAACTGCTCTATGTGAAGCTGGCAGGAGGGGTCAACGTACCATTCCCGGTGCTTCATCTTGTCGCAGAGGAACGTATGGGCAGAATCGAAAGAAGGATTACCTATCTCAAAGTAGATACCGAACCCACGGAACATCTGTATGATGGACTTCGGGACGTTCCCGCCTTCCTGTATCTGCTCTACCTGTGCTATCTTGTCGATAATCCACTTCTTGACACGGACGGTAAACCCTGGCTTTGTAAGGGTTGCCCGTATCGCTTGAGCTACCGTACCGACTATGTGGTCTTCTATGACGTTCTCCGCCCATGTGTACCAGACATTGTTAGGGTTCACCTGAATATAAGAAACGACAATGGGCTTGACAGGATGCCAGTCAACGATGACGGCAGTAACATTACCATTCGATACTTCGTAAGGTTTCTTTACATGGATGTCATAGGAGAAGGGTTCAAACACCCTGCCCTTGAAGGAGATGTCTTTACCGAACCTACGCATGTAGAGTTCCTGCTCGTTCATGGAACCAAGGACTTTCTTTCTCTGTTCCTCTGGCATAAAGGGGTTCTCAAGGGAATCAAACTCACCGATGAAATAGGACGGGTCTTTCTTCTGCCGTCTTATCTCTCCTGTCCATGATCCATAATCAGAGGTCATGCCTAAGAGGAAGATGCCTTTCTTCTTGATGATACGGGGTCTGCCTTCATTCCAGAACGACTTGGGGGGTTCTTCGTCCCATGCTATACCGTCCACCCTTGCGCCTTTCAGTTTACGGGCTTCCTGGTCGTGTCCGAACCACTTCACGGAGGAATCACCGATAGTCATAATTTTTGCTTTTCTCTGAAAGTTGTAGGTGTCCTTAGGTGTCCATTCGGTAAACGTCTGGACCAAGGCGGTATCGTCCTCCGTCTTTACATTGGACTCTGACGGCAGGTCAGGAGAGACTACCCACCAACTAAGCGGAGGTTTGGGACGGATTGTTTTGTTGAGCTTCGCCCCTGCCGGAAGGTCGCTTTCTGACTTTCCACACATTTCAATAGCCCGTTTCCAGGTGAGCTTTTGCAGGGGATGTATCCCAAGGCACTCCATAATAACCCATGCGGTTTCCCATACTGACTTCCCGAACTGGTTCCCAGCAAAGGCGCAGTAGAATATGGCATTCAAGAACCTCCAAAATATCTCAGGGTTTTCCCAGGGGTACGTCATCTGCCGCTGTCGAAGGTGAGCATAAGGAAAAACAATTTCCTCATCCCCTATCATCAGCTTCCACGGACGGCCTTCCTTACCTATGGGTAAACCTGTCTTCTCATCCCACGGCAATTCAAGGGACTCGGCATAGAAATAGATACGGTTGGCCTCGTTCTCTGCCTTAATCTGCTCGATTATCTCAGGCAGGTTATCTCGTATCTGTTGGGCTGTGTTGTCCACTATTTACCTTTCGGTTTTCTTTTCTTTCCGCAGGGCATCCCCTTCCTCCAACGTATGTAATTTCATGGCTCCGCATATGGTACACTTGATATACGCCCTACCGTCTTTAAAGGTGACAATCCATTCGTGTTTATGTTCCACGTTTCCACCTC